TTGTACATTTTCAGGTTTCCTTTCAAAAAAGCCTGTACCCAATCTAATGACATAATGTCCGGTTGTCAATAGGGAAAGTTTAAACAGGTTGAAATAAATTCCCGTTGACGTTAACGTAAAGCGGATTAAAACCGTTGACGTTAACGTAAACGTAAACAAAGGTTTAATATCAAATAGGTGTAAAATGCCCAAAGCCGAAAAAAGTAAACGGACGCGCGGCAAATCGAAGTTATCTAAAGATATGAAGGAAATTATCCACCTCGCTTTTTCGCGGGCTGGCGGCGTTGATTATTTAGTCGAACAAGCCCGCTCAGAACCCAAAGCGTTCATGGGATTGCTTGGTAAAATAGTACCAAACGAAGTCAGGCTGGACGTTGCCGTTGCGTTAAACTTAGGCCAGGCCATGATTGACAACCAATTGAACCTCGACAGATTACAGGTAATAGAAGGGAACGTAATAGCAACAGATGATACCCCGACACACGAGTCACCTGCTAAGGTATTGATAACAAAGGACAATGCGAAGTGATTTGCCATAATATATGTTATGCGACAATGGTGTGTCGGGGGATTGCATAATAATCGGAAGGGGGGAGTGGCGGGCGGATACCCCGGAAGTTTGGCGCGGATTTGTGTATATGGTCCTGACGGCGACAGGTTGAGCTATATTTTTTAAAAAATTTTTTTGGACCCGACACACCAATAGACCAAACCACCCCCAAGGAAACACCTAATGCCTAAACAGCAACCCCACCCAGACGAACAGCAACTCATCCACAAGATGTTGTCCTTTCAGGATGATCCCTTGAGTTTCGTCCTGTTCGCGTTCCCGTGGGGGAAACAAGGCACACCCCTTGAGAACCACGCCGGACCCCGGCAATGGCAACGGGACGCGCTCACAAAGATGCGCGACCACATTCAAGAGAACATCAAGAAACAACGCCAGGGGTTAGACCCCGAACTTCTAAAACTCGCCCGCGCATCTGGCCGTGGTATCGGCAAGTCTGCGTTCCTGGCCTGGGTGGCGCTCTGGCTGTTCTCCTGTATGCCGTCCTCTACCGTGGTGGTCAGCGCCAACACGGAGCAGCAGTTGAAGTCCACGACCTTTCCAGAGATCAGGAAGTGGGCGACCATGTCCATCAACAGTCGGTGGTACGAACATAATATTATGAGTTTACAACCCGCCGAATGGCTGGTTCAGACGTTGAAGGAGACAACGGGATACGACGATGCGTACTGGTACATACAGGCGAGGCTGTGGTCAGAGGAAGCGCCCGATGCCTATGCGGGGGTTCACTCACAGATGGCGATGGCGGTGTTGTTCGATGAGGCGTCGGGTATACCGGGATGTATCTGGCCGGTGGCGCAGGGGTATTTCACGGATAAGACGCTTCACAGGTTTTGGATTGCGATTAGTAATCCGCGTAACCCGTCAGGCGAGTTCTTTGAGTGCTTCCACGGCAACCGGGACCAGTGGGACCACGCGACGATTGACGGGCGTAGCGTCGAGGAGAACGACCCTGGTGTCTATGCTGATGTCATCAGGCAGTATGGCGAGGACAGCGATCAGGCCAGGGTCGAGGTCTATGGTCAGTTCCCCCGGCAGGGGGATTACCAGTTCATCAGCCGGGGCCAGGTCGATGATGCGGTTGCGCGGGAAGCGATACCCGATCCAGGCGCAGCGTTGATAATGGGGGTGGACCCGGCACGGTACGGCGATGACAGCGCGGTGATCGCGTTCCGGTTCGGACGCGATGCCACGGAGATAAGGTTTGAGGCGTACAAGAGTTGTTCCATCGTTGAGTTGTCCGAACACGTTGCGCGGGCGATGGACAAGTATAAACCGGACGCGTGTTTCGTTGAGGGTGATGGCGTCGGCGGTGGGGTAGTGGATATTTTAAAAGGGTCGGGCTTCAGGATCACAGAGGTCAAGACGGGCGGCGGCGCAGAGGACAAGGATATGTACGCCAACCACCGGACGGAGATGTGGGGGCGCATGAGGGATTGGTTGCCGTCCGCGACGATACCGAACCATACTGGGTTGGTCGAGGACTTGTGTGCGCCGATGTATGACTTCACGTTGAAGGGGCAGTTGAAGCTGGAGCCGAAAGAGAAGATGAAGAAGCGCGGCCATGCCTCGCCTGATTATGGGGATGCGCTGGCGATGACGTTTTCCAAGACGATCAGCCGCCGTGACACCAGATCGTCTCGACAATTAAAGCGGAAAAGGGTTGCGCGGGATGTTGATTATGCGCTATTCAGTTAAGCATCCTCTCCCTGGATAAAACGGTCCTATACCGTTTAAACTCCCTGGCCTTGCGCCGGGGAGTTTTTTCGTGTTAGCTTGAGACGTTGCAACACTTAACAGGAGATGATGACATGGGTGGTTTATTTGGTGGCGGCGGCTCAATGCCCGCACCTATTCCACCGCCCGCACCACCGTCACGGTCAGACGCGGACGTACAGGCTGAAGCGTTAGCCGCCCGTCAACGCAGGGCGGCGGCAACGGGACGGACGGAGACGGTATTATCCAGCGGCGCGGACGAAGAGAACACAACCGCTAAGAAATTGTTGGGGTCAGGGTGATGGGTGGGGGTAGACCATCAGCGCCCGCACCAGCGCCCGCACCACCCCCGCCACCGACACCGAAGGAAGAAGCCCCTTCAGAGGCATTACGGCGCAAACGTATTGCGGAAGGCCGCGCCGACATAAGTTCAACAGGCGTTGAAGAAACCGGAGCCACGAAAAAGTTATTGGGGAATTAACATGGGTGGTGGAATACCGTTACCGAAACTACCCGGCGTTAGTGTCACTAAAGTTGGGTCCGCGAAAAAATCCGATAAACCTGATCTTAGCGTGAGCGAAAAGTCGACCGCCGGGCCAAAGGATGACTTTGGCCTGACCACCCTTGGTGAAAGCAAACCTCAAACAGACGAGGGTATTGTTACGACTGTCGGGTCCACACCCGTCCGTAAGAAGAAACCGACGATCACACTGTTAGGTGAGAAGCCATGAGTGGTGTTGCTGAAGAAATCATCAGACGCTTTGACCAACTTGAGAGTGAGCGGGGAACCTGGGAAACCCACTGGACGGAGATTGCCGACAGGGTCTTGCCACGGTACTCTGATACCTTCTTCAAGCCGACATCTGAACAGACCAGGGGCGAGAAGCGCACCGAAAAGATGATCGACAGCACGGCGGGATTGGCGTTGGAGCGTTTCTCTGCCGCGATGGAGAGTATGCTGACGCCACGGACGCAGAAGTGGCACAGGTTGAAACCTTCCGACGATTCTCTGGCGCGTGACCGTGATGTCAAGTTGTGGTTTGAAGCCGCAACCAACGAACTGTTTAAACAACGCTACGCGACCAAGGCGAATTATGCCAGCCAACAACATGAGGTCTACATGGGCCTGGGTGCGTTCGGCACGGGCATCATGTTTACAGATTTCCATGACCAGGGCGGGTTGCGCTATACCGCGACCAACCTCAAGGAAATCCTCTTTGAGATGAACCACCAGGGGATTGTCGATACGTCCTACCGGAAATACTCGCTATCGGCGCGGCAGATGGTACAGCGTGTCGAGGCAGGGCGGTGGAAGAGCGTACCGGATGAGGTTACGAAAGCAGTAGAGAAGACCCCAGACAAACGCTTTGAGATTATCCATTGTATTCGCCCACGCACTGAGGTTGAACCCGGTAGGTTGGATGACCGGGGTAAGCCGTGGGCGTCCTATTATATCTCGGTTCAGGGCCGACATGAATTGAGCCAAGGCGGGTTCGACACCTTCCCGTATCAGATTTCGCGGTACGTCACCGGGCCGGGTGAAAAATATGGCAGAAGCCCGGCCATGTTCGTATTGCCGTCGATAAAAGTTTTGAACGAACAGAAGAAGACGTTGCTGACACAAGGACATCGTGCCGTAGCACCTGTTCTCCTGTCGCATGATGACGGCATCTTGGACACGTTCTCTATGGCCCCTGGTTCTATGAACCCTGGCGGCGTCACCGCCGAAGGGCGTCCGTTGGTTCATGCCCTGCCCGTTGGTAATCTGGCGGCGGGGCAAGAGTTGATGGACATGGAGAGACAGGTAATAAACGATGGATTTTTAGTTAGCCTTTTTCAAATATTGGTCGATACGCCGACAATGACTGCAACCGAAGTGTTGGAACGCGCCCGCGAGAAGGGGGCTTTGCTTTCACCGACGATGGGACGCCAACAGTCTGAAATGCTTGGTCCGATGATCGAACGGGAAGTTGACGTTTTGTTGAAACAGGGACTTCTCCCACCCATGCCTGAACTTCTCATTGAAGCGAAGGGTGAATTTGAAGTTGAGTATGATAGTCCGTTGTCCCGGTCCCAGCGGGCAGAAGAAGCGTCAGGCTGGCTTCGCACGTTGGAAGCTGCGATAGCATATGCAAATACCACACAAGACCTGTCGGTGTTAGATCAGTTCGATGCGGATATCATCTACCAGCAACTAGCGGAGATCAACGCGGTCCCGGCGTCTTGGATGCGTGATCCCGCTGCGATTCAACAACTACGCGAAACCCGCGCACAACAACAACAGATGCAACAGATGGTCGATGCCGCGCCCGCCGCTGCTGGTGTGATGAAGGCGCTGAATTAGTGGCGGTTATACAATTAGCGGAACAGGTGAAAAACTTTCTTGTCACCCGTGGACAAGCCTACCGTCAGACGTTCAACGGGATTTATGGTGAGCGGGTCTTGATTGATCTGGCGCGGTTCTGTCGGGCGAATGAGAGTACGTTCGTGCCTGATCCCCGCGCTGAAGGAATTTTACAAGGACGCCGTGAGGTGTGGCTCCGCATATCAAAACACCTCAACCTGTCTGAAGACGAACTTCAGGCTTATTTTAATCCACAAGGAGAATAGACGATATGGCCGAAGAAGCTGGGTCCGTTGAGACGGGCAACCCAGGGGAAGCTACCGCGCCCTCTGGCGAGACAAGCGCAGACGTAAATGCAGTACCGGGTTCACCACTAACAACTGAACCCCAAACATCCTGGCTTGACGGGGTGACAGACCCCTCGACAAAAGCCTGGGCAGAAGCAAAGGGACTTCAGAACGGAAGTTTTGAGAACGTCCTTGGGAGTTACCACAACCTTGAAAAGATGGTCGGCGCTGATAAGGCGGGGCGCACTATTACCCTGCTTGGTGATGATGCTAGTTCTGAAGAACGGGACGCCTATTTCAATAAACTAGGCCGACCCGAAAGTGCCGCGCAGTACTCTGTGGCGTTACCGGAGGGTGTCACTGATGACACCCGTTTAACCATGATGCGGAACAAGGCTCACGAACTTGGTATTTCCGATGCACAATTCTCTGGTCTTGCTGAAGCTGACGCGGCTTACCTTTCGGCCACCCGACAGGGGATGACCGACAAAGCCGCCGTCTCTGCCGCCGATGCAGAAGCACAGTTACGGACAGAGTGGG